ATGTATTTAAACAGTCATAAATTAAGTGGTTGGGATAGAATGCCGCAGTTACAAATAGTAACTAGCAATGGCAAGTATTGTCATAGAAAAAAGCAGTTTCAACAAGGCTCTAAGATGATAAAAAATAAAGTATTAACCAGAGAAGAAATATTTGACCTCTGGAATCAGGGAAACAGTTTTGTTCTTTCTCTTTGCGAGTTCCTAAATAAAACAATGTGGAATCAATGCAAAGAGTTTGAAAAATATTGGGGCATTGGACAAGCAAATTTATACTGTTCAGGTCGTAAAGACGCACAGTGCTTTCCAGTCCATGCAGATAGTACGGATAACTTTCTTTTCCATGTAAGAGGAAGCGTACGTTGGTACATATATAATGAGTTCTCATATGAGTGTAGAAAAGAAGATATCACCCTTAATGAGGTGGTTGATTTAGACGAAGGAGACTTATTATACTTACCAAAAAAACTTTATCATAAGGTAGAAACCTTAAGCCCAAGAATATCAATTTCGTTTCATTTTAGGGAGCCAGCAGGCAAACCCTATAAGAGAGCAGAATGGTATGATTGGATCGGAGAGATAAGTAATGGCACAACCGAGTGAACAGTTCTCAGGCGATATGTCTAGGAACGAGGTAGAGATTGATCTTAATAAATTTATGGCTATGGTAGCTGAAATCGGCGAACTAAAGCAGAAAATTATGGAGATGGAAAATGAAAGGGAACCAGATAATCCTTGGCAAAAATGGATTTGGTTATCTCAGATGATAGACGCGTGGAGAATATTCCCTCGTTTATTCCTATCAGTTTACATCTACCTATTATACTTCTGTACAATGTGGTTTATGGATCTTGATACTCCAACACTAGAGCAATCTGGATTGATTTCGATAGTAGTAGGAGCAGGAGCTGCATGGTTTGGCTTATACGCTGGTACAGCGAAAGATAAGATCAACAGTAAGTAATTATTATATGCAATCGAAAAATAGTTCTTGACTTGATTTCAAATTTTTGATATAATAACTATATGAAATCAAAGAAGAAACTTGAACATAGTAACAGCGCGTGGGATAGTGCCCTTGCTCGAATGAGAGTCAGGACAAAATCCTCGCGATGTTTATGTGGACAAAGAATAGATAAATGTAATGAGGCTTACGCTCACATTACGCAAGGCTATTAGGGAGTCCCTCAGAAGTCGTTCGCGAAGTGAACTTAATGATTGGATACGCAACACAAAATTGATACAGCGTGTGAACGCTACTTAAGTAATTAACACAGCATAAAAAAGTAAGTGGAGCTACCTTTCAAGCGGTACCTGCCTGATATACGGGAGAGGGACTAACCCTTTTAGAGAAAAAGATGGAAAAAGAAAACATAATAAAAGATCCAAAAACTGGTGTTCGTGCATACGAAATAGACGGCATGCGCTGTACATTTCCACCTGACTGGACAGACGAGCAAAAAGAAGCATGGTTTGACAGAGCAAGAAATGATATGGCTAATCGTAGACAATTAAGAATGATTAAAAAGAATGGTGTTAGTACAGTTTTGAGAGCTTTTAGATTTCACGGAGACAGGCATGGAGAAACCTGAACTAATTGGTATACTAGACGATCAGAATATGCAAACTATGACACAAAGAACTATGCTACGGATAAACCTTCAGAAGCAACAGAAAGAAGCTGAAGAGCAAATAACTGTACTCGAAGGAAAACTAGCAAGGACAAAAGAATATTTAGCAAAAATCGAGGGTGGAATAGATGTACTCGATGAGCTAGATAAGTGATCCATATAGTTGATGACTTTTATAGTAACCCAGACGCAGTCCGACAGGAAGCTCTTGGGTTAAACTTTATTGAAGGCATAAATACTAAGAAGAAGCGAGCACATACAGGTGTTCGAGCCAAAAACCCTAACTATGCTAATATGGTTTATCTTCGGAATAGATTACAGTCTATAGTAGGAAAAATAGTAGACTTTAATCACCATACGAGTAATGGATCTTTTAACTTAGGTTATAAGAAATCACATTACTTTAATTGGATTCACGGAGACCATACTAAAGATAGAGGAACCATAGACGGATTCTGGGCAGCAGTTATATATCTCACTCCTAATCCCCCATCAAATTCTGGAACAATTTTAGTAGAACAAACGAGAACACAAACTACTAAACAGTACCAAAATGATTCAGCAATAATAGGCCCCGCCTTTAGAGAGAATTTTTTCGAGGCAGGATTAGACGAGTGGAAGCCACATACTATAGTAGAAAATAGATACAATAGATGCCTTATTTTTAAAGGTACATATTTTCACGCCCCTACAGTTTCTAGCTTTGGTCATAACAAGGAGACAGGAAGATTAACCCAAGTAGCATTTTTTGAGACAGAAACATGAAGGAAAAAATAGAGTATAAATTTAATGAAGAAGATGTATTGCAGTACCTAAAGCAGTACATAGACAAAACTTACGAACAACACTACGCCAACGGAAACATTCAGGCAACTGAAATAATTTTTGACGCAGAACATGGAATAGGATTTTGTATCGGAAACATTATAAAATACGCCCAGAGATACGGGAAGAAGGACGGACACAACCCTGCTGATCTGTTGAAAATAATTCACTACGCCATAATGCTTTATGGAAAAAAGCATATGGTCGTTTTAGATGGAGAGGACTATGGCACTCACCAGAGGGATTAAAAAGAAAGACCATGAAAAATTAACAGATGCAAACATTAGCAATGTAATTAAGTTGCTAAGTGATGAAAAACCTATTACGAAAAAGGAAGCATGTGAGATTCTGAACATAAGGTATAACACGACCCGACTTCAGAGGATTATAGACGAATTTCAAGATGTATATGAATACAGAGAAAATCGTAAAGCAAAACTTCGAGGTACGGGCGCGACAAGAGAGGAAATAAAATCAGTCATTGAGGAATACCTCGAAGGCAGTAATATTTCTACAATAGCAACGCGTATGTACAGGTCAAATGCTTTCGTAAAAGCAATTATCGAAAGAGTTGGAGTACCACAAAAACTTGCAGATACGGACTATGAAGGACAACGAAACTCTCTGCTACCAGAAGAATGTATAGCAGAAGAATTCGAAGTCGGTGAAAAAGTCTGGTACCCTAGAAAAAACAAGTTTGCAATCATTAAGCGAGAGATTACACCAGAGTATCAGGCATCAATGCCAGGATACATGTGTTATGGAAACATAGACGAGTGTGTAAACTACGAAGATAAATACGGGGCAAAAGGTTATGCACTCAAAGTGCTAGATCCGATACCCCAACACGAAATGGATAAGACTCTGTTTCCGTGGCTTGATGGTAGTAAAGTGGGTTTCCATTCATTTGCCCTAGCGTATGATATAGGCAGTTTAAGGCATCTGGAAAAATATGGAGTTCATTTATAATTGGGTACTACCCTTATGGATAGCAAGTTGGATAATGATTATCTGGCAGATATTCTTACCCTCAATCAGAATTATTGGGAATATTGATAGCGAGCATGTAATATATCGTTGGCGATATATGACTTTCCTGTTATTTGGAATCATGGCGTTCGTCTGTGTGCCTATCATGTTGATACCAGCATTGATAGAGTCTTACAGACAACAATTTATTTATAATTATGTTAGGAATTTAGTTGAAGAAGATGTATGAGACTACAGAAAACCTTATTTGGTAAAATGGCAGATATACACACAATCGCGGAATGCAGCAAGAAGCTTGCCGTATTGCTAGATAAACTCGAAACGATAAATGAAGAAGACCCAATGCTAAAGTATAAAGTCTCTGACTGTAAACAATTAGCAAAGGAGTTAAAAAATGAATCAGAGTTTATTTCTGGAATACGATGAAGCAAAGATACCTGTAATCCGTAACCCATATGAGAGACTAGTCTCTTTGTATAGAGACAGTTGGGATTGGTACGGCTTTGATAAGTGGGTTCTGAACAATGAGATAAGGTCTCAAGCAGACCTCTACTCCCATTATGAGAAAGTAATAACCTTAGAATATTGGGAACAGGACTGTATAGCTTTAGACATAGAACCCATAGATAGTTCTATTTTGATGAAGCAAACGATTTCTAACGACTACAAAAGGTGGTATACAAATAAGTCTTTAATAATAGTATCGAAGATAATTAAGCCAGACATTGATACCTACGGGTATAGCTATTAAAATATAGTTCTTGACATCGCTCTCCATTTTTAGTATAATATATCTATAAATGGAAAAATCATGGGCGATAGATTTTACTTTCAACAACAACAAAAACGGAGACGAAAAGTGGCTTGGGAACAAGAAAAGAAAGAACAGGCGATTAACATGTATGTTAGTGCCGAACCAACTCCAGAAGATAGTATAGAAATCGTTAAAGACATTGCTTCCGACTTAGGCGAGAGCCCAAACGGTGTAAGAATGATCTTAACACGAGCTGGTGTATATGTTAAAAAATCTCCTGCAACTCGTTCATCTAGTGGTGGATCAACTGGTGGAGGTCGTGTATCTGTAGCAGACGCACAGGCAACCTTAACCAATGCAATTCGCGACACAGGCAGAGAGCCAGATGAAACAATAATTAGTAAGCTAACAGGGAAGGCTGCCAATTATTTTGCAGAGATTATTAGCTCAGTAAACGAATAACTACCCCTGATCGTGGGGGACAGCAATGTCCCCTGCGTATTTTTACACCTATCAAAAAGACCTCGGTTTTAAGGATACCATTGTTTGGGACGGTAAGAAATAAGTACTAACCCACAAGGAACCTAATGAAGAAAGAGGAGTTTATCGCACAGGTTGATAGATGCGGTGACGCTATAATAACTTATCGAAGTCAAAACAGTCGTAGACTAAAGTATAACGTCTGTACTCTGAATTTCGATAACAAATATATTCAGTCAAAAAGAAATAGAGCAAGACCTAACAACCGACAGGTCTTACTATTCTGCTGGGATACAGACTCCTACAGATTACTCATGCCTGAGAATGTTACTTCTATTGTTCCTTTACAAGCGATCTTGAAAAATGATAGAAATACATGAAGCCCCCGCCGTATTTGAAAAACTAATACATCACAATGAAGGTAAGCACGAGCGTGTTTATCTGACCATCAACACCTTTAGAGACGTCGAGTATTTATCCATAAGAAAATATTACCAAGATTTTGACGAAGAATGGAAGCCTAGTAGGGAAGGAGTATCCATACCATTAGATTTCGACAATAGCAGAAACTTCTTCGATGGGTTAGTTGAGATTCTTTCGCTTACTGAAGTGAAGGATATACTTGAAGAACATTTCAAAGACAAACTCGATCAAATATATTTAGATTAGCAAAAATAGTTCTTGACATCGCCCCCAAATTTTAGTATAATATATACATGAATAGAGATTTGGAAGCATATTTAAGCAAATGTCGCGATCAATACTATCGCGGTACACCCATCATTCCTGATGAGGTGTATGACAGGATAGTAGAAAATACGGCTGGCGAATTTAAAGTGGGACACGAAGCAGACACACGTTTTGCTCACCCATTCCAAATGTATTCACTTCAAAAAGTCTTTTCAAACGAAGACACACCCCCTGATTATCAAAATAAAGCAGTAGTTGCCACTCCTAAACTGGACGGCGCAGCTGTGTCTATTTGTTATGTAGATGGTATTTACCATGACGCATTAACTAGGGGAGATGGTAAGTACGGAATTGATATAAGTAATAAAATGAAGCATATTGCTCCGAGAGCTCTTAGTATGGGTAAAACATTATTCTCTGGTCTTAGACAGATTACAGGTGAAATTGTTGCTCCCAAGACTATTAAAAATGCTAGAAATTACGCCTCAGGCGCACTTAACCTTAAAGATGTAGAGGAGTTTAAAAGACGAGATTTGACCCTAGTGGTGTATGGGATTCACCCCCATGTCGGAGAATACTGGGCTCAGGATATGAAAATGTTAGACAACTGGTTTAATGTTATTACAATGGGCGACTACAATGAGTTTCCACAAGACGGAACGGTGTTCCGCGTAGATAAATACTCATTTTTCAATGACTTCGGGCATACTTCCCACCACCCTAGAGGAGCATATGCTCTGAAAACAAGAGAGAAAGGAATAGTTACAAAACTACTTGATGTAGTATGGAACACAGGAAAGAGTGGAGTAGTAGCTCCAACAGCTATTCTTGAACCTATTGAAATTGGAGGAGCTAATATCTCAAGAGCTACCTTACACAATATTGGATTTATAAATCAAATGGAATTAGAAATTGGGTGTAATGTAGAAGTTATTAGAAGTGGGGAAATTATCCCTAGAATTGTGAGGAGAGTATAATGTTATTGTATTTAGAATCCCAGCTTCATGCAGCGTATAAAGTGTATTGTGATAAAATACCTGAAGGCAATGAAGTAATGGACATAGATGCCTTTAGAGACACCATAGAACTAGACGAAGAATGGTTCGAAGGGTTACTCGAAGAGTACGAAGACAACAGTACAAAATTCACGGTTCACTAATGGCTGGCGGAATATATAATGAAACATACTTCAAAAACTACCCCGAAGAAAAAGAGGTAGACGGAGTATTATACGGAGTTATTCTAGTCAATAAAAAGACTTTTGAAAGAGAGTGCATTAAAGTTGGAATCGCTAAAGGTAAGGACTGGCGTCATGTAGTTAAAAGGAGCGGAGGGTTCAAGGGGTATGACCTTAGGATTCAGCGTACCTATGCTAGTACACTTTATGAGGTGTATCAGTATGAGCAAAGACTACATAAAGCATTTGAAAAAGATAGTTATAAACCGAAACAAAAGTTCGGAGGACACACCGAGTGTTTTACTATTGATAGTGATATTTTGAAAGCGTTTCCAGATAGAGAAGGGTTAATTTGGGTATGATTATAGAACACGGAATAAGATTTAATATAATAGGCATTGAGAAAGGCTTTTGGTCAGTTGACCAATGCAATGATATGATTAGAGAACATCAAGATAAGTTTGTACCCTTTTCTTCTACAAAAATGCAGAATCATGGGGCTGCAGAACAACCCCGTAATTATCCTATTGAGTCTAATAGGGCTAAAGTTAAGTCCGTACCTGATGATATTCACCAATTAGTTAGAGAATACAATAGAAATAGTTATAATTTTGCACTATCTGATGAGACCACTCAGTATATAAATAGGCTTACTCCTAGTGAGGATTTAAATTGGCACAAAGACAATTTAGAAGAAATAGAAACTTTATATACTAAAAGAGCCCCTTATCGTATTAGTTGTGTAGTATATCTTAATAACAAATTTGAAGGCGGAGCAACAGAAATATACAGGTATAAACCTTTTAATCTAAATACAGGAGATGCCCTGTTATTTTGTTGTGATATGTGGCATAGGAGTACCCCTGTAACAAAAGGAGTAAAGTTCTCATTCAATATGTGGACACGAGGAGTACCTTTTCGATGAAAATAGTTGGAATTAGTGAGGGATTTCATGACGCTTCCGCTTCTTTAGTGGAAGTTTCTCCCTATACAGATGAAGTAAGTATTCTCGAAGCACACCACGCAGAAAGGTTTACTGGAAAGAAGAACGATCCAGTCCTCCCAGAATTTTTACGATATCCACACGCAGATGTCTCCGTTTTTTACGAAGATACTGAACTTAAGAACCAACGTAGAGCAGATCAAAACATGTCTCTCACAAAATATGAGAATAGGTGTTCATACCATTTAAGACATCATGAAAGTCATGCAGCAGCAGCGTATTATACTGCGCCTTTTGATGATGATATTGTTATAGTTGTAATTGATGCTATTGGAGAGTGGGACTGTTCAAGTATTTGGGTTCCGAGAAACGGAAAATTAGAATGTGTCAGCAACTGGAAATACCCACATAGTATCGGACTATTCTACAGTGCTATAACGAAGCGTATTGGATTGAAACCAAACGAAGATGAATACATTACTATGGGTATGGCGGCTTATGGAGAACCAAAGCTAAACATGAGATGGATGTTTGACCTACCAGATAAAAATTGGCACAGGGGAATACCTCTAGTATACTTTCAAGGACAGGCTCCTGAAGATATAGCGGCAAGTGCACAGCTAGAGATAGAGAGACAGATTACACAAGTAATGAATGTAGCACAAAACTACGGAAAGAATCTTTGTTATGGAGGCGGAGTAGCTTTAAACTGTGTGGCTAATAGTAAGATATTACCTAGCAGATTTAACAAGACATGGATATTTCCTAATCCAGGCGATGCAGGAAGTAGTTTAGGAGCGGCACTAGGTTATCTAGGACGCAAAGTTGAATATAAACATTGTTTTTGGGGTAATGAAATAGTAGGTTCACCTAACCCAAGAAGAATAGTAGATTATCTACTTTTAAATAAAGTAGTAGGAGTAGCAAATGGAAAAACAGAATTTGGACCTAGAGCTTTGGGCAATCGTTCTCTGCTCGGTGATGTGCGGTATGATATTAAACGCACAGTTAATCGTATTAAAAGACGACAGAAGTTCCGCCCTTTTGCCCCCGCAATCTTGGAGGAGTATTTTGATGACTACTTTGAAGGAGAGAAAAACGAATTTATGCAATACACCTGTAAAGCCAAGCATGACTACAAATCAGTCACGCATGTTGATGGTAGCGCAAGAGTTCAGGTCGTAACTAAAGACAACCCTTCAATCCTAAGAAAGATACTAGAAAATTATTATGAAAGAACTGGAATACCAATGTTACTAAATACAAGTCTAAATGTGAAAGGAAAGCCTATGGTTAATGATGGCGTGCAGGCAGATGAGTTTAGAAAATTAACAGGAGTACATGTATTTTGATTTACTTTAATGGTTGCAGTTTTGTTAATGGTTTTGAACTTAAAGATAAGTACAGGACTCGTTTTTCTGCTATTGTTGCTAAAGAATTAGGGCAAGAGGAAGATAATGACGCTAAAGTAGGAGGCTCTAATGATAGGATTTGGAGAACTACTATGAATCATTGTTTAACTAATAAATACGATTTAGTAGTTATAATGTGGACAGGTATAAATAGACTAGAATACTTAGAGACTACAGAAAATACCTCGGGCAACAAATATAAACCTACCCACCAATTACAAAACCCTAGATGGAGATGTACTAATTGGGAAGATTTTGCACTATCTCATAGAACCTTAGAGATTGATAGAGAAACCACAAACTTATTTCATCACCCTGATTTATCTGATCATCATTATTACTATTTAAATGGTTATATGAAGGAAATAAGAAACATAAAACATAACCTAAAGTATACAATACAGTATATGCTTTCAACAAAATACTTTTTAGAACAATTAGATATTCCTTATCTATTTTATACATTTTCTAGTGGACAGTACAAGCCTTTCTTGTATTTGCTAGATGAGGACTATTTAGAAGCCACCAACAACTACTGGGATTCTGTAGAATTAAGTAAAAAACAGATCGTAAAAGAACTTCCTTGCCTAGAGGAGGACGGGTTTTATGACATAACCACAAAACACAAGTTACCTTTAGGCAAGAAAGACCACCCATTAGAAGAAGCACATAGCTTAATGGCGGCAAAGATATTACAGGACATAAAACACAATGAAATATATTAAAAAAATTATCAAGCGAATCAAAATTTTGTACTTCGAGTATAAGCTACGCAAAACTTACAAGGAAGATACCTATGTCTATGAAGACGAAGAAAATTTTAATCTCAAAAAATAAGTGATAAACTGAAAAAATCTCTTGACACACGGTGAAATTTTTAGTATAATATACAATATAAATGAAAAAGAATGAGAATTGAGCGAATGGAACAAATTTTAGCCCCAACGAACTGCCCCTCTTGCGATAGCGATTTAGAGTTTATTAACGAACTACTTTACTGCTTTAACAAGATGTGTCCAGCTCAATGGGACAAAAAATTACAACACTTCGCCTCATCTTTGAAAATAAAGGGGCTAGGCCCTTCAACTATTAAAAAGTTGGATCTCCTAGATTATCCAGAACTTTATGAGCTATCTGTCGGGGAGATTACCGTCAGACTGGGCTCTGAAAAATTGGCAACCAAGTTGGTAAACGAGATAGAAAAATCTAAAACAACTGATCTTCAAACCTTATTACCAAGTTTTGCTATACCGCTTTTTGGTCGGTCAGCTTCTCAGAAATTATGCGAAAAAATAACTTCTATCGAAGAGGTTTCCGAAGCAAGCTGTACTGAAGCAGGTATCGGTCCGAAAGCAACATCTAATCTATTGAATTGGTTAGATACCGAGTTTTATGCAAATGAGTACGACAAACTATTACCTTTTACTTTCAAATCTAAGAAAGTTGTAAAACGAGATATAATAGGAACTGTCTGTATTTCGGGCAGACTCAAGAGTTTCCCTAGCAAAGCTCATGCACAAAAAGTTCTAGAAAACCACGGCTATGCCGTAAAAACCAGTCTGACAAAGGACTGCACTTATTTAATAAATGAGAGTGGAATAGAGTCAGCCAAAACGCAGACTGCTCGGGAACGAGGAGTCATTATTATTAACAACTTAAACCAATTTATAGAGGAAAAATAAAATGGCATTACCTAAATGGACAGACGAAAGAACAGCATCATTAGAATCTTTCGTTGGTGACGAAACCCCCGTTTCTCAAGCTACAGTAGCAGCAGCTGCTGAGGATCTTGAAACTTCAGTAAGAAGTGTAAGCTCCAAGCTAAGAAAAATGGGATATGATGTAGAGCTCGCTTCTAGTAGCAATACTAAGTCTTTTACAGACGATCAAGAAGCAACTTTAAGAGCTTTTGTAACTGACAATTCTGGCGGTTACACTTACGCTGAGATCGCTTCAAACTTTGAAAGCGGATCTTTCAGTGCAAAATCAATACAAGGTAAGATCCTTTCTATGCAACTTACAGAGCATGTGAAACCAGCCCCTAAAGTAGAAAGTGTTAAAACTTATACTGAAGCTGAAGAAGCAACTTTTGTAGGAATGGTTAATGACGGCGCATTTATCGAAGGAATTGCAGAGTCTCTAGGAAAGAGTGTAAACTCTATCAGAGGGAAAGCACTTTCTTTACTTAGAGCTGGCGAAATAAACGCTATCCCTAAGCAAGAGCACACTAAAGGTTCTGGAAAAGCAGATCCACTAGCTGAGCTTACAATCGACGACATGACTGTTGAAGAAATTGCTGATGAAATCGGTAAAACTGTAAGAGGTGTAAAGACTATGTTGACAAGACGTGGACTTATATGCGCTGACTACGACGGTTCAGCAAGAAAAGAAAGAGTTCAATCTTAACTTTTTATTGTCAGGAACAACTAGGGGAGATTTAATCTTCCCTAGTTAATCTTGGGAGAGATAAATGACAGTAGAGAGTGCATTACTTAAGCAAATTCTTGCGGAAGGAGATTTCGATTCATGGAATCGCCTGAAGCAACATTACCTACCCGAAGGCGAATATCAAAAGTTATGGAAGGTAGTGGACAAGCACGTCCACAAATTTCATGCTCTCCCAACATTTGATGCTTTAAAAGCAGAGATTAGGTCTCGGGAACTACAGGAAAAAGTATATGCAATCGAAGCTGTCGAAACTGATGTACCTGCATACGAGTTACTAGAGTATCTCAAGGATCAATTTACCCAAACGGAAATATTGAATAAACTTGAGTACTATATTGATGAAACAATTAGTATCGCAGATGCAAAAGAAAACATAGACCACCTACAAGAAATTGTAGTACAGGTTCAAGATAGAGTTGATACAATGGCAGATAGTGACGAAATGGATACTATTGAGTTGTTTGACTCTGAAGAAGATTTAGCTAATTATCTACCTCTTGGGTTAAACCAAGATTACGATATTAACTTTCAGTTCTCTCCCAAAGACTTGGTCGTTGTGGGAGCACAAAGAGGACACGGAAAATCTTTCACTTGTTGTAATGTAGCAGTACACGCACAACAAGCTGGCCGAAGTGTTCTTTATTTTACAATAGAAATGGATTCTAGACCAATCCTCCAAAGAATGTGTAGCATGGCTACAGGCATTCCTCTTGGTAGACTTATAAAGAGAAATCTTTTTGAGAAAGAATGGAATAGAATAGGAGAATGGTGGGCAGATCGTTTCATCGGAGGAGATGAAGTACTTAAACAGTATGACATCTACAATGATTTCGATAAGTTCCATTATGCTCTATCCAGAAATTGTGAGATAAAGAAAGAAGGACAGATAGATGTGTTCTACGATCCTGGCTTAACTATGGCTAAAGTTATTAGCACAGTTAGACAGAAGAAAGTAGAGTACCCTGACCTCGGTTTAATAGTCATTGATTATTTAAACCAAGTGCGTCGCCACAACGTTCCGAGTCGCTCTGGGCAGTACGAATGGACAGAACAAATTGAGATAAGTAAAGCAATGAAAACGCTTGCTCAAGATCAAAATTGCATGGTTCTGTCTGCCTACCAAACAAATCCCAAAGGTGAAGCACGATTCTCAAGAGGTATTCTTGACGCGGTCGATGCTGCATTCACCCTAGAACATTGGGGCAAAGAAGAAAATTGTATTAAGTTCAAATGCGATAAAATGAGAAACGGTGAAATGAAATCTTTTGTTAGTGAGCTCGATTGGGAGACACTAAAGATTGGTCCAATGACTGCATTGGATCCCGATCAAAAAGAAGATTTAAAAGAACAAATGGGAGGTACTGGTGAAACGTACAGTGATTTATGACGTAACAAGTATTCCCTTTCAAGCTGCCGTATTTGAAGTTAGTATGAAAAACTTTCCTACAGCTAATTTTAAGGAACTAAACTCAGGCGAGTTTGTTCCTATTTGGCTAGAAAGACAAAAGGAAAGAATACATTTACGTTTATTTACTTTTATAGAATCAGTATTAAATCAAGGCTTTAGAGAGCCAGTTGTAATATGGAGTGATATTAAAAGTGGAAAAATGAGAATACACCCTGGCGTAAATCAGTTTATTTTATTTAACTTAATTAAAGATCAAAAGATTACAATTCATAAGAAGTATTATGATTTAAGAGGTTGGGTAGTAGATTTTAACTGCCAACATAGAAACGAATACTTAGGAATATTTGAAGATATTAAACCCATAGAAAGAGATAGATATGGGAATCTTAACTTAGAGTGGAAATTAGATCATAGAACAACACCAGATGGAGAAGATCAGTATGAGTTCTCTCCAAAAAGAGCCTTCTATCTAGGCGATGTATATTACAAAGGTACAGAAGAAAGGTGGAAGTACAAACAAGAAGCACACAGAGGTTTCGGGTGTTGGTATAAAGGGAAAAAGTATTACGATATTGGCGGGAATGATCCCGTACAGTATGAAATTAAAACAGTTTCAGGAATCTATCAGTTGTTTTTACAACACTTTTTTGATTGGAGTACTGAAATTTGGACAGAGAAACATTATGAAAGCAGGTAAAATATGGGGACAAACAGAACTAATCCACGCCAACGGAGTTCTGGAGTTCCATAGAATAGAGTATAAAGCTGGCTACAAATGTTCAGAACATGAACACGAGTTCAAATGGAATGGATTTTTTGTAGAATCAGGCAAAATGCTCATCAGAGTTTGGCAAACCGATTACGACTTAGTAGACAAAACAGTATTAAATCCGGGCGACTTTACACAAGTTAAGCCAGGTTGTATCCATCAATTCGAAGGATTAGAAGATGGAGTTGCATTTGAACTGTATTGGGCTGAGTTTAATCACAATGATATTAAAAGACGTACAGTAGGTAATCTAGTTACGACCTATCCACCAGAAGATAATCCTTCTGATATAGAAAGAGACTATGATGATCCTATCCAAAAAGTATTTGAACAGATAGAAAGACGCAAGGATCACTCCATCTTAGGGAAGGGTTCAGTTCTAAAATGATTGATCCCGGTGAACTATTTATGTTAGGAGCATTTATGAAAATTAAAAAGATAAGTAAAGTTAATCCTGTTGCAAAGGCATCAAGGAATAAGTCTGGCGCGGGCGCACATAAGTCTAAAAAAGACTATGATAGGAAAGTAGGAAAAGAAGAACTAATAGACTTATTAAGACAACAACAAGAGATAACCAAAGGTATGGAATGGTTTCGTCTAGAAAAAGAAATTCGAGAGTTGTTAGATGAGGACGAAGATGGCAAATGATAGAATAAGCAGAGCAACAGCAGAGCTAGTACCATTACCACCACACACTTGGTATGTTAAAAAGATTTCTTGGCTTTTAGAACAACCTAAAGTTAAAGAAAATATAAAAGGTGTACCATTGAATAAAAATTTAATGGAGAGCTTATCAGAACATGGAATGTTAAGTCCTATTTTGACTATGCCTAACTGGTACCCAATAGCGGGTAGTCAGAGAATGAGGTGTATGGCAGAGTTAGTTCCAGATAATCCATGGCTTGGAGATCAGGAAATAAGAGTTTGCAATATAGATAAAGAATATTGGCTAGTATGGTATCTATGGGGAGAAAAAGATTTTAGAGACAAGGCAGTCGCAATCTATTTTCAAATGGTTGAATTGGTTTGGAAGAGCATGTACTATGAAGAAGCTCAAGATCCAAGTGGTAAATTGATGACAGATTTTGAAAAGGAAGGGGACGAACTTGAATGGAACCATAAATCAGAATTGGGGCAGGCAAGAATTAAAGCAAAAAGATTGAAGGATCTAATAAAGAGACCATTAGAACCTGATCCCGATAAGTACGAATAGTCCTCAGGAAAATAGTTCTTGACAAAAGGTTAAAAATTTAGTATAATATATAAATAATGATAGCAATAGATTTACTAAGCGAGCGCAACATAGATTTTTCCGTCAAAGGACAAGATGCTATCATCTCATGTTTAAATCCTGAACATGATGACAGCAACCCTAGCTTAAGGGTTGACAAGGTAACAGGCATAATGCATTGTTTTTCCTGTGGTTTCTCAGGAAACCTATTCACACACTTTGGGGCTCCAGAGAGTCCGTTAGAAGTAAGAATACACAGATTGAAAGACAAAATTGCGAAGTCAAAAGCGCAAACTGTAGGTATCCAACTCCCAGAGGATAGAATAGAATGGAAGGGTGGTTCCTTTAGGAACATCTCAGAGGAAACTCTGAAGATATGGCAGGCTTTCACTTGGAATGTTCCAAAGTTTGAAGGTCGCATCATCTTTCCCATTCGAGACATTACAGGAAAGACAGTAGCATTGTTAGGCAGAAAGATTAGTGGAATGACAGATAAGTATTATATCTATCCACAAGGAGTAGAAATGCCCTTCTGCCCAGCGAAGGTTAAACCTATGAATAATAGAGTAATCCTAGTAGAAGGAATATTTGATGCTCTAAATTTATGGGATCACGGATTAAGAAATACAGTATGTTGTTTCGGAACCCAACAAATGAATTGGGTAAAGCTCTCACTTTTAAAATTACAGGGAGTACAGGGAATAGACATAATGTATGATGGGGACGAAGCTGGTCAAACAGCAGCAGAGACTCTAAAAGGAGTCGCAGAGAAGATGGAAATGGGAGTACAAATAATAAAACTCCCGCCTGGACAAGACCCAGGCGACTTCAATGCAGACATGGTTAAAAGATTAAAGAAACAATTATACGGAAAAGAATGAGACGATGGTATCAAATACTGTGGGGAAGCAGAAAAGAAGAAGAACTTGAGGAAAAGGTCTATGCAGACGCTGATCCTGACGATTTAACAATAGAGAACGCATATAAGACTAGATGGATATGGTATCATACTATCCTAGCAGGACTTATGTTTTTTGCTAATATGATTATGTTAGCTATATTTTTATTACTGGCGATTAAATTATGAACTTAGATTACGAAATAGAATTAAGAGATGCTATCTTCGGATTGCATACTCGTAGATTCGGCACAGTTGCCGAGATTATGGTTAAAAAGATAATTAACGGAGCTATGAGCAAACAGTTAAATTATGATCTTTTTGACAAAATTAACAATGTCAGAGTAGAGTGTAAGTTTTCACGAGTACAAAGATCACATACTGTGAAAATAACGGAACAGAATGTTCTAAAGGCTTTACAGTTTGAAAGTGATAGGCATATCTTGTTCGCAGAACGAGAAGATTATGATTGGGACAGTAATATTCAGCAAGTGAAGAAGTCTGAATTTGACCAATTATTTTACGGAGTATTCTTCTCTGATCTTATAGTGATATTTAAAATAGACGCTGATGAGATAGGAGAAAATGTTAATTACTCCGACAAACAACACAGGGGAAATACTGGAGAAGGACAGTTCCATTTGAACAACAAGAATATCCAGTATCATTTAAAAAACCACTTATATAAGTATATAAGTTATAACGAGTTACAAGAATGGCTACAATAGCACTAATAGAAACAAAACCAACTGCTCAGAATTACGATAAGTATTTTGAGTTTGAATTTGACAGATTTGCCTTATGTTCAGATAGTTCTAAACAGAAGGTATTAAAGAAAGATGTGGATTTAGAAATAAATTCAGATGATTATGACTGGCTCATTCTAGTTGGCGCTGAAGCATTCAAATACTTTACTAGGAAAACCTCAGTAACAGAGTATAATGGTAAGATTATTGATGAGAAATTTTTAGCACTTATCAATCCTTCTATCATTAGATTTAAACCTGAAGCAAAGAAAGCATTTGAAGAAGCAGTACAAAGTATTAGTGGTTATGTTAGTGGCGAATTAAAATTAGAGAAATTAGATGAAGATAAATGTTACGGAATCCAAGACAAACAAACAGCACTTAAATTCTTACAGGACGCAATTGATGCTCCAAGACCATACATTGCCCTTGACTCGGAGACCAGCGCTCTTTATGCTAGAGATGGTTATATGCTTGGTTTCAGTATGTCTTATGAGCCTAATCACGGTATATATTGCGACGCTGATATTATAGATGTAGATATAGAAAGTAAAATGCAAGAACTGTTTAGATTAAAAACAGTAGTCTTTCATAATGCTAAATTTGATTTACAATGGTTTGAATATCATTTTGGATTTGTCTTTCCAAAATTTGAAGATACAATGCTTATGCATTATATGTTTGATGAAAACCCAGGCACTCACGGTCTTAAACAACTTGCAATGAAGCATACTCCATACGGAGATTATGAAAAACCATTAGATGACTGGAGTGCTAACTATAGGAAACAGCACGGCATACTTAAAGCCGCCTTCAGTTATGATTTGATACCTTTTGATATAATGAAGAACTACGCAGCTATGGACGCTGTAGTAACCTTTTTATTATATGAGAAGATGTCGGCAGCTATAGTTAAGAATAAAAAACTTAAGTGGGTATATGATAATATATTACTTGAGGGTTGTAACTTCTTAAAGCAAGTAGAAAGTAATGGAGTACCTTTTGATAGGGAAAGATTAGAATTTGCACAAGAAGTTATGAGCAAGGACATTGAAGCTGCAATAGAAAAGCTATATGAGTTTCCAGAAGTTAGACAGTTTGAGAAAGCTAAAGGATCTAATTTTAACCCAAATAGTACAGTCCAATTACGATCACTTTTATATGATTATATTGGTCTAACCCCAACGGGTAAAAAGACGGGTACTGGGGCTGATTCCACTGATGCCGAGGTTTTAGGGCAGTTGGCGGCAAGTCATGCAGTTCCGAAACTTATCCTTGAGATACGGCAGAAAGTAAAAATTAAATCTACATATTTGGATAAAATTATACCAAATTTAGATAGAGACAAAAGATTAAGAACAGGATTCAATTTACATGGAACTACTAGCGGTAGACTATCTAGTAGTGGAAAATTGAATATGCAGCAATTGCCTAGAGATAATCCAACTGTTAAAGGTTGCATAAAAGCAAACGAAGGACACAAGATTGTTTCAATGGATTTGACTACGGCGGAAGTGTATGTTGCCGCGGTTTTGTCAAAAGACAAAGGTTTGCAAGATGTATTTAAGAGTGGAGGAAATTTCCATTCTACTATTGCAAAACAAGTCTTTAAACTACCTTGTGAGGTCGGTCAAGTAGATGAACTCTACGGAGATAGGCGTCAACAAGCAAAAGCTGTTACATTTGGAATAATGTATGGAGCTGGCCCAGCTAAGATTAGTTGGCAGGTAACAAAGGACTCTGGGAAAGAGTTTAACATACGAGAAGCAAGTAGAGTTATTGCGGGATACTTTGAGTCATTCCCCAATCTTAAGAAGTGGCTAGATGATTGTAATGCTTTTATTAGGGCAAATGCATTTATTTATAGTCAGTTTGGGCGGAAGCGTAGACTTCCCAATGCCCAGAGTAAGGATAAAGGTATCTCATCTCACGAGATTCGTAGTGGCATTAACTTCTTGGTTCAATCTGTTGCGTCAGACATCAACCTATTGGGCGCAGTAGATATGCAAAAATATATCAATAGGACGGGAATGAAATCCAAGATATTCGGGCTAGTGCATGACTCAATTCTAGCAGAAGTGCCTGAAGATGAAATGGAAATCTATTGTGAAAAACTGAAATTCTTCGTTCAAAGAGATCGAGGATTTTCAATACCAGGCTGCCCTGTGGGTTGTGACTTTGAAATAGGGGACGACTACAGTTTTGGTAAGTGGGAAAATTATTATAAGTAAATGAACTTAAAAGAAAAAAGGAGGGCACGCGTCGGCCCTAATGATTACAGACGCAATAAAAAAGCGAGACAAGATGAAGATACCGCATTAGTTATGATGGTTATGATGATCTTCGCCTCGATTGGTTACATGTTATGTTCCTTATAGGAGAGGTAGATGAGAAAAATAGGTATTACAGGTCATACAAGCGGAATAGGTAAAGAAATCTATGACCATTGTATGTTCAAAGGATATGAAGTTTATGGGTATAGTAGAGCTACAGGCTTTAATATGGCGAACGACGAAGCAAATGATATTATCAATGATATTTTGAGAAAAGATTTAGATTATGTCTTTAATAATGCATGGTTTCCTAGACTTCAAAGTAAGATTTTAAAAGTATTACACACTCAATGGAGAGACAGAGAAGGTAAGTATATAATCAATACTGGATCTGGAAGTATATATCAACCTGGCTTAACAGGGGAGATATACGAATATGATAAAAAAGAATTAAGAGACTATTGTCTTGAGGCTGGTAGTAAGTGGCCTTACGATAATAAATGCAGAATCTTTAATGTTAGTCTCGGTTGGGTAAACACAGCATTAGTAGATAAGAATGAGAACTTTCTCGATCCGTACGAAGCGGCACTAATAATGACGAACTTAATGGAAGAACAGAATTATATAATTCCTGAAATTGTAGTATCTAATAAACAGATTCCTAGAAAGGACATTGATAAAGTAGTTGAGCAAGCAGCAGATAGAATGGTTGAATCAATTACACAAAGTAACCGATCTGCAAATGCTAGTAAATGAAGCTAGATTAGGGTTTGTTCACATACCTCGAACAGGTGGAACAAGTGTTGAACGAGCTCTTGCAGTAAAGTATAGAAGTGCTACGGCAATGGTCAATCCGCAGCCAATGAAACAAGCTATACAAAAGACGACTACAGTCACTCATGGTACTAAAGAACTTCAGAAGAAGCACGCTACGTACCATGAGATGATTCAGTTTTATCCTGACTATAAGTATTATACTGTAGTAAGACACCCTCAAGCAAGGTTTGAGAGTATCTACCGCTTCTTTGTATGGACTAACTTAGTACATACACCTTTTGAGGAGTGGGTTTACCGTATGATATATGGGTTAATGTATGATGTACCTAATACAGTAGTAGATAATGAACCGTATTTAGTGGATATGAATTTTCCACATTTACAAGTAGACTTTATAGGTAAAGCAGAAGTACATAAGCTAGAAGAACAAACGATTTGGGAAGCATTAAATATTCAGCCTCGGCATGACTTTAGTGTTCCCAATAATACTTACAGACCAATAAAATGGAGCAAAGATAGTATAAAACTGATGGAAAAATTCTATCAGAAAGACTATGAGATATTAAATTATGATAGAAACAGTTAAAAAACATATAAACAAAATCATGGTATTATTTTGTATAATAGGCATGATATTAGCCCCCGACAATCCTTCATTCGCAGTAATGTGCTTATGCCTTATTGCAGTAATGCTTAAGATAGGCGGGAAACATTTAAATGATGCAGTATTAAAATGGTGGATTAGCAGATGATTATGACATCTGAGGAAATTGCGAAGCAAGTAGCAAGTGCAGATCCTAGAACTAATGCTTATATGCCTCTTAGTGCTGGTGTAGAAAGCACAGCTACACTATTATACGCAGTAAAAGACCCAGAGATATTTCCGTGGTGTGTACATTGGTACGAACCACGCTATAGAGGGTTTGCTGATGCAATGGCTTTTTATAGTAGAAAACAAGCTGAGTACTTTGGTTTACCGTATGGAAACGATACCAGTATGCTTTCTACTATAGGACACACTAGAGAAGTTCCAATTATTATAAATGGATTGAGTGCTTTTATGCAATGTGTAATTGGTAGTCCAGGTAAGTTTAAATTCAAGTGGTTTATGATGGGCGGTAATGCTGAAGATGATATGCGTATGCGTTTACAATTCAGAGAATACCGTAAAATTATGATAAACTATCTAAGTGATTGTTTAGACACATCTGGAGTGCATTTACCTGCAATCCAAGAAGTACCAGAGATAAGAAATCCATTAGATTTTATGTCTAAAGCAGAGATGCTTTCTTTGATAATGAGAGTTGATCCAAAGTTATATGAAATGATTTGGTATTGTATCTTTCCTCAAGGAACATTACATGGAAAAGATAATGAGATTACTGGTTATATTCCATGTGGAAAATGCTATAAGTGTGGAGAATTTCAAAACGCTAATAAACTAGCAAAAGACGCTGTATTTAGATACCAAGAAGGAAAAGAATATTATACTAGATTTTTTGATATAGAGCAAAAGATAGGGAAAGATTCAGTTGGATAGTAATATAACTTGGGAAATACATCAAGGCTTCCTAGAGAAAGAAACTTGCGATCTTCTAGAACAACATTTTGAATTTCAGAAAGAAAATGGAAGATGTCATTATGGAGACATTAACGGAGTTAGACAAGGAAAATCCTTTGATCTATACGGAGATAGCTTTTGTGAAGCTATAGGAGTATATAAAGCTCCTATTATAAGTAAACAAATGGGGATAGATTTAAGTCTTACTTATGGAATTATGAGAGAGTATCAAAGGGGCGCAGTCCTTAAATACCATAGAGATCGTTGGCAATGTGAGTATTCCGCGACTATACAAATAAGTGAAGGGGTATGGCCTATACATTTTGCAGAACCATACCTTGGAGGTAAATGGGAACCATCTGCCTCAGTAATTTTACAAAGAGGAGATGCTCTATTCTTTAAAGGACATGAGACTTTTCATGGCAGAGATGCCTTAAAACATGAAACATCTAGGCATCTATTTTTACATTATGTTGAAAAGAATAGTCCCTTAGATATGAAAGATAACAGACCAGGTTATGGAATGTTAAACACACAAGATAAACAGACTAGGCTACGGGCTGTTTATAGAAATGCAGGCGAAGCAAAATAATTAAGAGGATACAAAAATGAAACAGCAGCACATTATAAAGATACCTAGAGGCAAAGAGCGACAAGCTATAAAGATTAAAGAAGAGCATAGTGATAGTATCATTAAAGAGATTAGACACTTTTGCGATTTAACAAAAGCAGAGTGGCATGCAATAGTTGAACAACGAATAAATCAATTCGTAGTATGGAATAAACGTATTATGAACCCAGTAGATGAGCATGATGAAGATGCTCATTTTATAATGATTTGGGAAAATGAAGGTGGCATGGGGTATAAAAAATTACTAGGTTGTACTAGAGTTTGTCTTCCCTTTAGTCATAACTATGTAAATGTAGAAACAGGTGAGCAGTACGGTTATCCAGTATGGGATAAATGTACAATAGTAGATATGCGAATATCTATGTTCCCTACACCAAAATCTAAAGCAGTATGTCATATGTGGGCTCCTGAATGGGGATTAAAGATTACAGGTACACAAAATGGCATGATGGATATGTATGCAGACGGACACCCAATACTCCTAGCACATGCAAAACACGAACCAAACTTACACTTTATTGGGGAGCATATTGATAACTGGGGATATAAAGGTTACAGATGGGTTTACGAACCTGAAAATAGAAAAGAATCGGAGAAAATTTTAT